ATCGCGCGCTGGATGAAGGGGGGCTCCGGATGGCAGACGATCGTGGTCGAGACGTATGGCGGGCAGGAGTACCGGAACGCCGCGTGGGCGCAGCCCAAGGGCCGCTGGCAGTGCGACGACGCGCAGCAGGCGCTGAACTCGAACAGCGCCTACTACTACACCGCGCTCCGCAATCTGTGGATGGTTGTGATGGGGCAGCTCGGTGGCTTTCGCATGAAGGACTACTTCGACTACCTCGACGAAGGCGGCGGCAAGTTTTCGATGATTGACGCGACGCACTTCCAGTGCGTGAAGCGCTATACGGTCGGCTCGACGACGTTCGACCGCACGATCCTGAAGCCGGTCTCCCCGATCGTTGTCACCGGCGGCAGCGGCGTCAGCGTCGACTACACGACCGGCATCGTCACGGTCAGCAGCGGCACGCCGACCGCGTGGACCGGCGCGTTCGACATCCCGGTCCGGTTCGAAGACGACCTGTCGCAGATGATGGTCGATTCGACCGGGGCGCTGTTCGACTGGCAGATGCTCCGGCTGATCGAGCTGCGGAACCTGTCGTGATCCCGATCAGCGTCGCGCTCAAGGCGCATCTGGCGCAGCCGTACCAGACCGTCTCGACCTGTTGGAAGATCACGCGGCTGGACAGCACGGTTCTCGGGTTCACTGATCACGATCAGCCGATCACCTTCGGCGGCGTCACGTACGTCCCGACGACGGCTTATTCGCGCAGCGACATCGAAGGGCGCGGCGATCTCTCGGTCGATAACCTCGAGGTCGAAGGGCCGCTCGTGCTGCCGAACATCGTCGAGGCCGACCTCGCCGCGGGCCTGTGGGACCACGCCGCGGTCGAGATCTTCATCGTCAACTGGGCCGACCTGACGATGGGCAACATGGTCCTCCGGACCGGTTGGATCGGCGAGGTCAGCGCCGACCGCGGCTTCTTCAAGGCCGAGCTGCGCGGTCTGACGCAGGCGTACTCGCGCATCATCGGCCAGCTCACGTCGCCATCGTGCCGCAACAATCTCGGCGACTCGTTCTGTCAGGTCGACCTGACGCCGTTCACAGTGACCAGCACGCTGACCGGCGTCGGCGCGGACAACCAGACGATGTATGACACGGCGCGCACCGAACCCGGGCCGTCCGGCGGCGTCGTCATCCAGACCGTCACCAAGGCGAACCCCGGTCACGTCACGCTGGCCGCGGCGCTCAACATTGCGCCCGGCTCCCCGGTCACATTCAGTGGTTGCCTCGGCATGACGCAGATCAACGCGGTCCAGACGTTCAACAACCCGAACACGGCCAAGACCCAGTTTGACCTGTCAATCGACACGTCGTCCTTCAGCACCTATACGACCAACAGCGGCACGGCGACGCCGCTTGGCTCCGGGACGGGTTACTTCGACTTCGGACTGATGACGTTCACGAGTGGCAACAACGCCGGCCTGTCGATGGAGGTCCGCAGCTACGTGCCGGGGCAGTGGATGCTGTTCATGCCGATGCCGTACCTCGTGCAAGTCGGGGACGCCTACACCATGGTCGCCGGCTGCGACAAGAGCGTGACCACCTGCCACGATCGCTTCTCGAACGTGGTCAACTTCCGCGGCGAGCCCTATCTGCCGGGCATCGACCGCATGATCCAGACGGGCAAGCAATGACCGTTGCCGGCGACGCGCTCGTCGCTGAAGCGCGCCGCTGGGTCGGTACGCGCTGGCAGCATCAAGGCCGCTCGCGCTTGGGCTGTGACTGTATCGGCCTGATCGGCGGCGTCTGCGCCAGCACCGGCCTGACCGATGACTGGCTGACCGATGCTTCGCTCGAGTTCAACGGCTACGGCCGCGCGCCGCTGGTCGAGTGGATCGCCCGCGGCTGTGCCCGCTGGATGAACCCGGTCGAATGGATCGACCGCCAGCTCGGCGACGTCATCGTGCTCAACTTCCGCGGGCTCCCGGGCGCCGGCCCGAACCCGCCGCCGCAGCACTTCGCTTTCCTGTCCGGTGTGAACCCGGACTACATGATCCACAGCTACGCCAGCGCGCGCCGGGTCGCGGAGAACGGCATCGACCGGGTGTGGCGCTCGCGGGTCGTGTCGCTGTGGCGTCTTAAGGGCGTCGGCTGAGATGGCATCACTCGTCCTCGGTGCGGTTGGCGCCGGCATCGGGTTCCTGATCGGGGGTCCTGCCGGCGCGGCCATTGGCTGGGCGGTCGGCTCGGCCGTCGGCTCGCTGTTCTTCCAGAAGGGCCAGACCGGGCCGCAGCTGAAGGACCTGCACGTCCAGACCAGCGACTACGGCAAGATGATCCCGATCATCTACGGGACGATGCGCGTCGCCGGCGTCGTGATGTGGGCGGACGACCTGAAGAAGGTCACGCACACCAGCGGCGGCAAGGGCAGCGGCCCGAAAGTCACGACCTACAGCTACACCGATTCCTTCGCGGTGATCCTGTCCGAGGGGCCGGTCACGGCCATCCTGCGGATCTGGGCCAACGGCACGATCATCTACGACGCGCGCCCGGGTGGCTTGACGCTCGACCCGATCCCGGTCACGCTGTACCTCGGCACCACGACGCAGAACCCCGACCCGACGATGGAGGCGGTGCTCGGCGTTGGCTTCGTGCCGGCGATGCACGGCTACGCGTACGCCGTGTTCACCGACTTCGACCTGTCGCAGTACGGCAACGCGCTGCCGCAGCTCAACTTCGAGGTGCAGGTCGAGAACGCGCCGAACGAGGTCGGGGTCTACATCGTCTCGAAGAACTCGCCGGTCGGCCCGTGGCAATCGGCGAACAATCCGACTGCGCAACTGCCGTATATCAGCGCGTGGCCGGCGGCGACCACCGACATCCGCGTCCGGTCGCTGTCGACCAACACCATTGACCTGTTCAAGCAGGACCTGACCAGCGACGGCACCGACACGGCCGGCGCGAACGACGCGTTCCCGATCCGCCGGCATTTCCAGCTCACTTTCCCGCCGTACGAATCGTGGAACTACTTCCCGATCGGCATGTTCAACGGCCAGCCGGTCTGGTATCAGCAGAGCCATTCGACCGGAGTTTTCTATCCCACTGGCGGCGACGGCACGCACGATCCGGCAATCGCGGTCGGCTCGGTCACGCTCGTCGGCACTGGCATCGTTGCAGGCTTCGATGTCGCATCAATCGTCACTGGCGGTCTGTACGTCAGCGGCGCGTGCATCTCGTCTGACCAGAACACGCTCTTTCTGTTCACTGCGCCGACGCACGGCGCGAACCCGACCGTGTGGTGGAAGATCACGTACAACGGCACGAACTACGTCGTGAGCGGAACCGGCAGCATCCATGGCGTCCCGGTTAACAGTTCGCTCGCTGGCGTGTGGGGACCGACCGCGCTCGGAACGGTCGGCATCCTCGCAGCGATGGTTGCCGAGAACGACGGGATGCACTTCTGGCAAGCGCGGCAGGGCGGCATGACCTCGATGTACTACATCGACAGCACCGGCCTGCTGAACTTCGACCCGGTTTCGGGCACGACGCTACCAGTGAACATCGACACCGGTTACTCGGACTCGTTCGAGCTGCCGTCGTTGTTCTCGCCCAAGATCGGCTACTGCGGCTACGTCGGCGGCCAGACGATCGCCCTGCTTGCCCGGCTCGCGACCGGCGGCGGCCAGCTCACACTCGCCGACGTGGTCAGCGACATCTCGGTCCGCGCCGGCCTGACGACCGGGCAGATCGACGTCACGGCACTGGTCGACCTTGTCGACGGCTACGCGATCACGCAGCAGTCGGCGTGCCGGGACGACATCACGCCGCTGCAGGCCGCGTATTACTTCGACGGGGTCGAGTCGAACGCCACGATGAAGTTCGTCAAGCGCGGCGCGGCGCCGGCCCTGACGATCGCCGACACCGACACCGCCGCGCACACCACCGGCAGCTCGCCGCCGGCCATCGTGGTCGCCAAGCGCGCGCAGGACGTGGACCTGCCGGTGCAGATCAACGTCAACTATTTGCAGCTCGCGGCCGACTACCAGATTGGCTCCCAGTACTCGCGCCGGATCGCGGTCGAGACGACCCAGCTCGCGAACAAAGTCGACCTCGCGATCACGCTGTCGGACCAGCACGCGTCGGCCATCGCGTGGACCCTGTTGACGCAGGCGTGGGCGGAGCGCGAGACGTTCACCTTCGACCTGCCGCGCAAGTACTGGTATCTCGAGCCGACCGATGTGATCATCGTGCACGGCTACGAGATCCGGATCATCTCGAAGAAGGACAAGGCCGACGGCACGCTGGCGTTCGAGGGTTGCGCCGCGCTGTCGTCGATCTGGTCGCAGGGTCCGGTCGGCACGACGGGCAGCGGCTTCAAGCCGTCGCCGCCGCCCGGCACGCAACCGACCGAGTTGTTGATGCTGAATATCCCGCTCCTGACCGATACCGACACCAAGAACGGACCGAACGCCGCGATGTGCGGGACGGTCGCCGGCCAGTCGTGGGGCGGCGCGACGCTGTACGAATCGATCGACGTCGGCGTGACCTACGACCAGATCGGCGCCGAGAGTGTCCCGAACGTCATCGGCGTGGTTAACGGCGTGATCCCGACCTTCGGCGGCGGCAACATGTTCGACGAAGGCACGATCATCGACGTGACGATCGGCAACGGCGGCGGCCAGCCGGAGGCGGCGACCGAGGGGTCCGTGCTAAACGGCATGAATATGGCGCTGTGCGGGCGCGAGATCATCCAGTTCAAGAACGTCGTGCAGGTGGGACCGAGCGAGTTCCAGCTGTCCGGCTTGTTGCGCGGCCGCCGCGGCACCGAATGGGCGATGCAGACACACGCCGATCAGGAAGTGTTCGTCATCCTGCCGGTGCTGGACATCGACGGGCCGTACTCGGACCTCGGACAGGCGCGGCTGTTCAAGGCGGTGAGTTCGGGCCAGTCGCTGCAGGCGACGAGCTTCGTCGAGTTCACCAACGACGGCTCGACGCTGCGCCCCTATTCGCCGGTGCTCCTCGATGGCGCGCAATGCGACCCGTTCGACGGCAGCGTGCAGATCGACTGGACGCGACGCACGCGCATCTCGGGGCAGTGGGTCGACTTCACCGACGTGCCGGTCTCGGAGCCGTCCGAGGAGTACGTGCTCCAGATCTGGGACTCGACCTTCACGACGGTCGCGCGCATCGTGACCGGGCTCGCCTCGCCGGCCTTCACCTACACGCACGCGATGCAGGTGACGGACTTCGGCGCTAATCAAAAGCAGATCTTCGTCACGGTCGGGCAGGTCGGCACCTACAAGCTGGGCGTGCAGGCGCACACCATCGTGGACGGGGCCGGCTCGACCAATGACGTGCCGCTGAATCCGCAGCCTCCATACAACAGCGACCCGCCGCCGCCGACCGGCGGGTGCACCCTGCCGGAGCAGACCAGTTCGTTCACGTGGGGGACCGCGCCGTCCACGGTCACGAATGCGAGCGCCGACGACGCGCACACGTGGGTCATCTCGTTCACGACCGGCGTCGCGGTCGCCGGGCTCGGGCAGATCAACCTCGGCCCGAACACCGGCGCCACCCCGGTGTCGATCAACGCGGTGCTGTCCGCGTCGCCCTGCGGTGCGCCGCTCGCGCCGGATGCAGTGCAGTCGGGCACGTCGCCGCTGCTGCTCTTCTACATGACGAACAATCCGTCGCCGACGCAATTCCCGACGCTGCTGCCGTCGACGACTTACTACGTCAGCGCGAATCTCGGCGGTGCGATGGACGCCAAGGCCACGCTGCAGATCCCGGTCGCCGGCGGCAGCGGAGGCGGCGGCGGGGGCGGAGGCGGCGGTTCGGCGTGCGTCGGCTTCAACGTCGTGAATATCGAAGTCCCTTGGGACATCACCGGTCCGGTCGTGCCGATCCCGCAGCTAGGTCCGAACGATGCCGTCGTGCTGCACTTCAAGACGGGCGCGGCGGTGCCGAGCGGACCGCAGTCGCAGCAGCGCATTTCGATCTTCGAGTTTCAAGGGCCAGTGACGACGCGCACTGCCGTCGTCGCCACGCAGCCGTGCGTGTCGACTTCTGATGTCGACCCGTCATTCGGCAAAAGCATCAGCACGGATCCGAACTTCGACATCGTATGCGGCTATGCGATCACGCCGCTCGGGTTCTTGAATCTGAATCCGTTCACCGACTATTACATCACCGTCACGAATCGTGACGCGACGCCAGCGAACACCTGTTCGCAATCATCCTGCGGCGCTGCGGTTGAACTGTTCGCGCCACACTGAGAGAGAAAGCGATGGCATCCAACCCGACCAACCTCGACACCATCAGTCAGTCGCAAGGGCAGAAAGAGGTCACTGCGAACGCGCTGTTCGATGCGATGTCGCCGGCCGCAGCGTTCGGTCGACACGCGAGCGCGTGCATCGGTCTGACGTGGGCTTACTACGGCGGCAACATGATCATCGGCGGGTCGCCGACGTTCATCGCGAACGGCACGCTCTCGCTCACTGCCAGCACCGTCTGTTACATCGAGGTCGATTCAAGCGGGGCGGTCAGCTTCAATACGTCGGGTTTCACCCCCGGCCGGACGTCGCTCTATGCAGTGACGACCGGCACGTCGAGCGCGACATCATGGTTCGACAAGCGCGTCGCGGGCGGCGCTCCCGGCGCAGCGGGCGCAACCGGGAACACCGGCGCGACGGGTCACACCGGCAACACTGGCAATACCGGAGCGACGGGAGCAACGGGCGCAACAGGTGCGGGCAGCACAGGCGCAACGGGCGGGACTGGGGCGACGGGCGCGACCGGCAACACTGGCAACACCGGGAACACTGGCGCAGGCACGACGGGAATGTACGGCGGCGCGATCACGATCTATTACCAGTTCAACACGTCGACGAGCGTCGCGGATCCCGGATCCGGAAAGCTGTCGCTCGACAACGCGAACGCGCTGCTCGCGACGAACATCTGCGCGAGTCAGACCGACGCGAACGGCAACGCGAACTGGGGTCCGGTTCTCAACGCGATGGCCGATTCGACATCGGTGATCAAGGGACAGATCAGAATCCCGAATCGCTACGACGACAGCGTGTTCACGGTCTACAACGTCAACAGCGTCACGTCGCACACCGGCTGGACGCAGATCACAGTGACAGAGGTCACTGGCGTGTCGCCGACGCCGTACGCGAGCAACGACCCGTTGCTGCTGTGCTTCACGCGCAACGGCGACGAAGGATCGACCGGCGCAACAGGCGCAACCGGCGCGGGCTTCAGCGGCGCAGTCGGGCCGACCGGCGCGACCGGCGCGACCGGGGGGACGGGCCAGACCGGGGGGACGGGCCAGACCGGGGGGACCGGCGGCACCGGCGGGACGGGTGCGACCGGCGCGACCGGCGTCGCGGCGACGGGGCAGGAGTTCACCGCCGGCAGCTCGAGCTTCACCTACAACGTCCCGTCGAACGTGTCGTTTATCTGGATCACGATGATCGGCGGCGGCGGCGGCGGGTCGAACCGGGTCAGCAACACCGGAGGGGGAGGCGGCGCGTCCGGGGAACTCGTCGAGTCATTGCAGATTCCGGTCACCGCTGGCGGCACGGCTGTCATCGTCATCGGCGCAGGCGGGACGGGTGCAGCAGGCGATGGCAGTGCGCACATCGGTGGCACAGGCGGTACGACGAGCGTGACAGCGAAGGGCTACACGTGGAACGCGCTCGGCGGGAACGGGGGCACGACGGGCGGCGTCGGTGGACTCGGAGGCGGTCCGAAGGGCGGCACAGGCGGCACAGTTGCAGCAGCACCGAACGCCGGTAACTACGGCACGCCAGAGAGCCCCGCGCATATGGGCGGCAACGGCGGATCGCCGGGATCATCATCAGTGACCGGCACAGGCGCGAACGGTGTCGCAGGCGCAGGTCAGAGCGCCGGAGCTCCGGGCGGAACGCCGTCGAGCAATCAAGCGGGCGGCGGCGGCGGTGCAGGATCGATATGGGGCAACGGCGGCACTGGTGGCAACGGCGGCGTCACAGGCAGTAATGCAGGCGCAGCGAACTACGGCGCAGGCGGCGGCGGCGCGGGCGGCATGACAGGCTCGACGACGACAGCAGGCAACGGCGCGCCGGGATACGTGTTCGTCACTGCGATTGCGTGATGCGATGGGCACTCAGTCAACCGAGTTCACAGGCGCAGGGAACTACACGTTCAACGTCCCGAGCGGCGTGTCTATTGTGTGGGTCACGATGCTCGGCGGCGGAAGCGGAGGCGCGCACACGTCAGGATCGGCGGCGGCCGGTGGCGGCGGAAGCGGCGAGATCGTCATCGCTCGACCGCTCGCAGTGACGCCGGGAGGGACAGTGACGGGATCGATCGGTGCGGGCGGCGCAGGCGCGACATCAGGCGGCACGGTCGGATCAGCAGGCGGCGATACGACGTGCGGTCCGTTCACTGCGAAGGGGTCTCCGGCAATGCCAGTACCGGGCAACGGATCGGCAGGCGGCGGCATGAATGCACCGGCAGCGAACACCGTCGGCGATACGTCGGGGACGTTGCCGGTGCAGAACGGTTCGCATCGCGTCAACGGCGGCGGAAGCGGAGGGACGAGCGGCAGCGGCATCAAAGGAGCGAGCGGCGCGCCATCCGGCGGAACAAATGGGGCGGGCTCGGCGGCGAACCCAAGCGGAGCCGGCGGCGCGTCGACGATTTTCGGCCTCGGCGGCCTCGGCGGCGGCAACGGCGCAACCGGTGGCGATGCGGCGACGAGCGCGTGGGGCGCGGGCGGCGGCGGCAGCGGCCCAAATGCGTTCTTGCGCGGCGGTAACGCCAACGACGGCTACGTCCGCTTCGACTACTGCGTGCCGAACTGATCATGGACCGCTTCAGCCAGTGCCTCGCGTTTGAGCTGCGTCCGGATATAGAGGGCGGCTACGTCGACAACCCGGCGGACCCGGGCGGCCCGACCAACCACGGCATCACGCAGCGCGTGTACTCGGCGTGGCTCGCGCGTAACGGCTGCGCCGACGCCGACGTGCGCTATATTTCGGACCTGCAGACCGCCGCGATCTACCAGCAGCGCTACTGGGGACCGACGCGCTGCGACCAGATGGACGCGCCGCTCGACCTCGTGGTGTTCGACGGCGCGGTTCAACATGGCGTCATGAGCATCGTCAGGATTCTGCAGCAGCGGGTCCTCGGCTTTGATCCGCGCGAGGTCGACGGCATCGTCGGGCCGTCGACGTTGGCTGCGATTGATGCCGAGCCGGCCGTGATGCTGGCGTCGAAATTGATCGAAGCCCGCCGGATGGTGTATGCTGCGATCGTGAGGCGCGACCCGACGCAGGCCGTCTTCGCCCACGGCTGGTCTAACCGGATGACGGCGCTGGCTGGCGCCGCCGGGACAGTAACCGCGTGACTAATGGCCGCCGCTGGTGGTGGGGTGCTCTGATCCCGGCGGTCGCCGGCGCGGTCGGGGTCGTGTGGTCGATCTACGAGAAGGTGCAGACGTCGGCGGTGCGGATCGAGCGGCTCGAGGCCGCGGATGCGCGCCACGACGACGACATCAAGCAGCTGCGGGAAGAGATGCACGCGCTGGCACTGCGCGAACAACCTGCGAAAGGAAGGTGAGACATGACCGGAGTTACCGTGAACGTGAACATCGACGGCGCGGTCGCCTCCGTCGACCAGACCGGCAAGATCGTGAATATCAGTGCCGGAGGCCCGCCGCCGCCGACGCTGCAGTCGATCATTGTCGAACCGCAAAACGCGACGGTCAACGCGCCCGCCACGCAGCAGTACACGGCGAAGGGCGTCTACAGCGACGGGTCGTCGGCGACGATCACGAACTTGGTCACGTGGAGTTCGAACAACCCCGCGCTCCTCAGCATCGCAGCGGGCGGGCTCGCGACCGCCATCGCTGCCGGTGCGACGCAGGTCAACGCGATGCTCGGCAGCGTGATCGGCTACGCGCCGGTCACGGTCACGGCGTCGGGCTCCGGTCCGTACCCCGGCAACAGCGTCATCAACGCGAAGATCACGCAAGCGAACCTGCGCACGCAGGTCAACGGCATCATGCACGGCGTGACGTGGGCGGTCGAGTTCGACACCACGACGACGCAGTACCCACGCGACTACAACAACATCGGCAAGGTCAGCTGCTACGGACAGGGCGGCGACAACTCGCGCATCATCGGCTGGCTGTCGTTCACGCCGAACGGCCCGCCGATTCCGTGGACACCACCGATCACCGGACCGCTCGCGCCGAGTCTGAACCCCAACTGGAGCTTCGGCGTGCAGACCGCGCCGCCCGGGCAGGCGTACTGGCTCGTGGACCTGCCGCTCGGGACGAAGGTGTACGCGAACTTCGTGGTGGACACCGGCGCTCCGGGGAACTGGTTTTGCGAGATCAACAAACCGCAGCTTATCCAGTAGGAGGCATCATGTCGCTAGTCGCGTTCCTGATCTGGCTGTTGGTTCTCGTCATCATCGCCGGGCTTGGCTGGTGGATCATCGGCCAGTTCACCCTGCCGGAACCGGTCGGCAAGCTCGTGCGGATCGTGTTTGTGGTCGTCATCTGCGTCATCCTGATCGTCCTGCTGCTGAACCTCGTCGGGGTCGCGGAGATCGGGGCAGTCAGGCTCAAGTGACGGGGTCGCCGGCGCGCTCCTTGGGGGTCTCCTTGGGCTCCCGGGAGCGTCCGGCTATGGTTATAGCTTGGCGCCATCTGGAGCGCCACGGAGAGGCCGCCGCGGGGTGTCATTGCGGTGTCATTTGTTGTATGATACAATCTGTTCGCCATGTTGTTTAAGTTCGAGGGGGACGCGGACGACCTGTGCCGGATCTTGCGGTGCGCCTGCTGTGAGCAGCCGGCCGCCCCGCAGATCGTGGCGGCGACCATCGGGCTACGACTGGGATCGATCACTCTGTCGTTCATCGGAAAGGGGTACACCATGCAAGTCCCAGACAACGGCGGACCATTCACCGCCACCATCGGTGGTTTCGTTGACGCGGCGGGCCAGCCGGCCGCCGATCCCGGCACGGCAACGTGGGCGACCAGCGACGCCACCATTGCGACCGTGGTCCCGCTGCCGGATGACGGCTCGGGCACGGACGCCGCGACCGTCACGCTGACCGGCGCGCTCGGTCAAGCGCAGATCACTGCGACGTACGGCGACCCGACCACGACGCCGCCGTCCGGCTTCGTCGTGACCGGCACGCTCGAGGTGATCGCTGGCCCGGCCGTCTCGGCGACGATGACGTTTACCGGTCCCGGCGCGAGCGCCCCAGCACCGACGCACTGAATCACTTCTTCTTGTTCGGTCCTGTCTTTGGGGCGGGCTGCGGCTCGCCCTTTTGTTGTTCGATCATCCGGCAGACGCAATGGAGCTGTGACAGCTTGAGCCGGTAGTTGATATCGACGTGTGGCGGCGGCGATGCCGCCTTGTAGTGGCGCTCCAGCTCGAGGCGGGCCTCGACGTAGGCCGAGATCGCAGCGGCGAGATCCATCAGTGTCTCCCGGGGACGTACAGCTCGCGCTCGTCGTCGGTCGCAAGCCGGGTGAACCGCGCGTTGTGCCGCACGATCTTGCCGCCGAACAGGTCGGCGCAATAGGCGAGCCACTCGTCCACGCGCACCATGAGACCGCGCGCCATCTTCTGCTCGAGTTCGCGGTCGTTGACGACGTCGTACGGTGCCTCGATGTCAAACGTAACGCGCAGCTTCATGCGGTTTCCTCCCACAGCCGGTGAACGGCGGCGAGTACCTCGTCTACGCTGATCTGGCTCGTGCACTCCGGAGCCCGCGGGTCGTCGTAGGACGGCGCGGCCAGCATCGACACGCCGGCGTCGCTTCTGGCCTTGGCGTCCGCGATGTTGATGCACGGGCCGCGTGGCTGGCGCGAGATCGCCGGGTTCTCACGGAAGCACGGCTGGCAGGTCAGGCCGCGCGAGATGTTGATGTTGCTGTCGTAGCCGGCGGCGCTGGCCTGCGTGCTGCCCCACGCGATGACGCCGCGGACCTTGCGGCCGCCGCGCTCGTCGGTCCAGAAGTAGTTCGTCAGGTGGTTGCAGAACGAATCGACCCCGACGTGCATGCGGGCGTTGGCGAACACGGCGATCGCTTCGGCGAGAGTAAGCCCGACGCGCTCGTCGATGAAGACGTACGGCATCTCGAGGGCGTCGGTCAGCTGCCGCAACTGTTGTTGGTCTGCCGGCCACTCCTTGTACTTGCTCCAGCCAGCCCGGTTCTGGATCGTGATGTAGTCGTGGACTGGGCAGCAGCCGACCCGCGCCGGGCGGCGTAGCGTCAGGGACGGCAGGGCGGACTCGTTAACCGTGATGCCCATCTCGTTCGCAAAATACTGCAGGAGGTGGAACTCCATCGGGCGCTCCGGGTAGCCGCGGGCGCCGCGCCCGACCGGGTAGCCGATCAGGTCGACGACGCGCTCGTAGTCCTTGCGTCGCGCGTCGAGGTGCGTAAAGTCGAGGACGAGGTCGACGCCGGCCTGCGAGAACAGCGAACCGAGTGCGTCCTTACCGTGCAGCCTACGATGGCAGAAGTAGTGGATGTCGTGGTCCGGGTTGGCCTCGCGCAGCATCGGCACGATGTTGAGCGTCATCAGCACATCGCCGATCGCCCCGGGCCGGTGTAGCGCGATGGCCGGGCGCATCGCCTCTCCGACGATGGCCGGGAACCGCGGCACGACCAGCTCGCGCAGCTCGGCCACACGCTGGTCCCAGTCCGCGTCCCGGCCGCCGATCTGCTTCTGCGCCTCGACCGCCCAGACGTAGGCCAGCTCGTTGTTACCCAGCGACGAATGACACCACGACAGCATCCGGCGCGGCTGGTCCGTGTACTGGTTGGGCTCACGCCAGAGCATGGTCTTGGCCGGCTTGCACTCCATCGCGCGGAACGCGTACTCCATGGCGTGGGCGTGCCGGCCGAGGTCGCGGGCGCACCATGCCCTCTCCATCCACAGCTCGGCCCAGTCGGGCTGGCGCTCGAGCGCCTCGACCAGCGTCGCCTCGGCCTCGTCTTGGCGCCCCTGCGCGCGCTCGACGCGGGCCTTGTACAGGTGCGCGAACAACCACTCGTCGAAATAGCCGTCGCCCATCTCGATCCGCTTGGTGAACCAGTCGATCGCTTGCTCTGCCCGGCCGCCGTCCCGGTGGTTGCACGCCAGATAGAACGCGCACCGGGTCGACGGCTCCTCCTGCCACTGCCGGGCAAGGATCCGGTCGTTGCGTGCGTTTGAATCCTCGGCGCCCTCGTGTGGTGTGCCATCGTGCCGGATGATGAAGGCATCTACCACGGCGCACTTGAGCCCGTCCGTCAGTGGCCACTCATGGACCCGGCCGCCGAATCGGACGTGCTTCTCGGTCTTCCACAGTCGGAAATGCGTGCCAGTGTTGTTCGGGTTGGCACTGAGCTGGATCACCGCGCCGAACATGTCGTGCTCGGTCCAGTAGGTCAGCCGGCGCGCCACGTTCGGCGTCAGCAGCGCGTCGTCCGCGTCCATCCACAGCAGCCAGTCGACGCCGCCCGCCTCGACCAGCTCGCAGTAACGGTTGCGGGCCTTCGCGAAGTCCCACAGCGTCCAGTCGCCGGTTTCGTTCCTCTCGCTGGCGCCGTAGAACGGGACCGTGGTGATGCCGCGGTCCGCGGCGACCTTCCCGGTGCCGTCGGTCGACCCGGTGTCGACGATGGCGGCGTGGTCGACGATGCTCAACACGCTGTCGAGACAGCGCGGCAGGTCGCGCTCCTCGTTCTTGACCATCATGCCGAGCCCGATCAGCGGGCGCCGGTCGATGGGCGCCAGCCAGAAGTCCGACTGGCCCGGGCGCAGCTCCTGCCGCTCTTCGATCGCCCACTGGTCCTTCAGCTGGGCGCAGCACTCCAGCACCGACTGCAGGCAGTGGTAATACGGGTGGATGGTGTAGTGGCCGGGCGTGAGGTCGCGCTCGTAGCCGGGCACGCTGTGATCCGGCATGCGGATGAACAGCCGGCCATCACGCTTGATGAAGCGCCGGATTTTGGATAGCGCGTCGAGGGGGCGGGCGAAGTGCTCGAAGGTGTGGATCAGCGTCACGAGATCAAACGCCTTCCACCAGCGGCGCGATGCCACGAACGCCTCGAAGTCCACGCGCACCACGTCGACCATGAACTGGCCCGATGCGATCGGCTCGTGCTCGATTACGACTGCCTGCGCGTTGTGGTTGCGGGCCAGCGCGTCGGCCAGCACCGGCAGCTTGGCGCCGATGTCAAGCGTGCGCGGCTGCTCGTTCGGCCGGGCGGTGAACCGCATCCGCTCGGCCAGCCGGCGCGCGAGGTCGACGTTCGCCGCGCGTTCCTCGTCCGGCATCTGCTCCGGCGGCGGCTCGTGGGCTCCGATGTACACCTTGGACGGTAGCGGGTGCTGAAACCATACGTCGCAGCTCGGGCAGGCCCAGTAGGGCGACTCGCCGACCCGGCGCGTGCTCTGCGCCCGGCACACCGGGCAGAGGACGCCGGCGCTCATAGCCGCTGCAGCCGGGCGGCCGCGATCACGTGCAGCTCGTCCCGGCGCATCATGTCGTCAATGTTCGTGTCGATCAGCGCCTCGGCCTTGTGTAGCGCGTCCTTGGTCTTGGCCGAGCTGATCGCGACCGCGATTGTACCATACGTGACCTTCTTCGGCTTCGCCGGCTCCGCGGCGGGTGGCTCCGATGGCTTCGCCGGCTCGGCGGGTGGCTCCGCGGCGGGCGGCTCCGGTGCTACACCTCCGCCCGTGCCGGCCTGTGTCGCGATTCCGGTCTCGCCGTCGATGATGATCGGCGCCGGCCTTGGCGTCAGGGCGGCGTTGATGTCGTCGACCGCGGCATTCTGGACTCGTGTCGCTTCCCCCTCCACGATCCGGGCGGCCTCGTCTTCGTCATAGATGCCGGCGAACCCGAACGCTAGCCGGGCGCACTGAATCAGCGACTTGTGCCGGAGCATCCGGCCCGGGTGGCTCTGCCACGGGCCAGTGTCGCGGAAGCACTCGCGCATCCACTCGCGGACCACGATGGGGTGCGAGCGGTCCTTGCGGTGGATGATACACTCGATCCACGCCGGCGCTCCGCGGTATTTGGCTTCGTCGCCCGGGCCGACCTCGAAGGTGAGCCCGTCGAACTGCGGGTGCTCGTTGATGATCCGCGACCAGCCGTCGACGGAGACGACCGGGACGATGCCGCCGCTCTTGTTGGGGAACGCGAACAGCTCCCGGGTAAACGGGTTCAGCTTGTACTGGTCGGCGACCACCAGCAGCGCCATCATCTCCTCGTTTGAGATCTCCTCGGTGCCGCCGTTCTTGGCCGGGACCCGAAACACCGTCGACTTGAGCGTCGTCAGGAGCTTGGACGGCTCGACCTCGAAGCGGTTGGCGAGCTTGGTGACGAGCCCGCCGGAGGCGACCTTCGCCGGAGCCTTGATGACTTCCTGTTGACCTTCTTCTGCCATGTCGTTTCTCCTAGACGTCGAAGCGCCGCGCCCAGCGCGGCATGCGTAGCGGTTGGATGGTCGGCGAGTAGCCGGCCCAGACGTTCCGGGCCAATGCGTCCCGGTAGCGCTCGGCGGCAATCGCCATCTGGTGCTGCCCGGCCATGATGTCGGCCGGGTCAAAATTGTAGACCGCGACCGCGTGCGGCGGTTCGTTCTCGACCGCGATCAGGACGAAGAACCGGAGCGATTCGTTGAGCACATGCTCCGCCCCGGAGTTGTAGTGCGCCGCGCCGATGTGGTAGCCGTAGGTCGCCGCCAGCCGGGGGAAGCCGTCGGGCGAAGCGTCGCTGGTACTCTTCAGGTCGACGCCGCCGCCCAGCGCGATCAGGTCGAACCGGCACTTGCACGGCACGCCATACTGCGCGTCGGTCCAGAACAGCGAGAACTCGCGCTCCGTGGCGGCGGCGAGCAGCTTGGCGGCCGCCGGGTGGTCGGCCACGCTGTCGGCCATGGCGGTCGCGAATCCGAACTCCTCCACCGTCACGATAAGCTGGCCGGCGTGCTCCAGCTCGAACTCGTCCCACGCCTTGCCCTTCCGGCTTTTGCCCTCGAAGATCGCGACCCCGGACGCGACGCGGTCGCGCTCGAGGACCAACAGGTGAACCAGCGTGCCGAGCTGCATCGAGGCCGTCGGCTCCGACGGGTGGTCGCGCTCGAGCCGGTAGTGGAGCGCCGACTTGAGCAGCTTCTTGGCGCCGGACGCGGACAGGGCCTCGACCTTGTGGTAGTCGGCCGCCGGCAGATCGCGCACGAAGCGGTTCACGGTTTACGGACCGACGGGTATCCGGCCAAGCTCCAGTCGATCTCGAGCGGCCGCCCGTACAGGCGCTCGATCTCGCCCCGGCGCCACTGGACCTCCCGCATCCACGATCGCATCCGCGCGTCGAACTGGGCGTGACGCTCGCGCTCCTCGTCGATGGCCGACTCGAGGTGGGCGATGTCGTTCCTGAGCAGCAACACGCGGATGCCGCGGATGAGACGCTTCAGCATAGGGCATTCTCCTAGGGGTTGGCAACGAAACCGTGGGCCTGCATGCACGACACGTACAGGTCACGGTCCTGATTGGCGGCGCTCTGCGCCGCGATGGCGAGGAACAGCAGACCGCCGGATGCCCAGCGGCCCTTGGACGCTTCCTTGACCTGCAGCCGGCAGTCGTAGTCGGCGCTCGCGAGCGCCTGCTGGTCCTGATTCGCCGCCGGGCGGAACGTCGGAACGGTCGCGCAGGCGGCGAGCCCGACGGCCAGTGCTACGATTAGGGTTTTCATTGTGTCTCCCTGAAGAAAAAGCCGGGGCTCGCGCCCCGGCGGAATCACCACACCACTACGCGGTCACTTCGCACAGGATGCGCAGTGCGTCGTCCTTGAGTGCGCCGCCGTTGCCGAACCACGCCGACGACAGGCGGGACGCTTGCACGCCGCGATGGTGGTCGACGTACTCGGTCACGGCGTTGAGCAGGCCATAGGCCGTGCCGCTGCGCTCCTCGATGTCGGCGCCCATCTGCTGGCCCTTGAACAGGTCCATGATCCACTTGAACGTCTTGCCCTCTTCGACCTTCAGCTCGACCCGCTTGCCCTCGATGGTCTTGACCGGGGTCGGGAGGAGCGTCTTGAGGAACTGCGTCGCGAACGCGTCGTCGACCTTGACCTTGGCCAGCCGGCGGGCATTGCTGATGAACTCCTCGAAGCGGTCGAAGCACAGGCCCAGCTCGATCCGCGCCTCGTCGATGTCGAACTCCTGCGAGTGCGGGATCCGGATCGCGACGCTGTCCTTCTCCGACTGCCCTTCGCCGGTGTTGGCGTTGCCAGCGGCCATGGTGAGCGTGTTGTTGCACACCACGCAGATGCCGGTGTCCTTGCCGATGGTCGCCATCGACGTGTCGTACGACGTGGCGACGAGCAGGTACGGGCGGACCTCCTCGGCGTGCAGCAGCTTGACGCCCTCGCCCAAGCGCATGAGCGCCCAGATCCGGCGGCCGCCGTCCAGCGCGCCGGCGACCTCCATCCGGACCTTGTTTTTCTCGGCCAAGGCGCGGTAGAAGTCCATGATCACGCGCGGCTGGACGGTGCAGTACGGCTTCGACACGACGGACAGGCGCATGCCGGTGTCAGAGCGGAACAGCACCTTGCGCTCCGGGTAGTCCTTCAGCTCGTCGCCGTCGAGGTACTTCACCATCGATTCCTTGACCTCGTAGTCGAGGCCGGCTTCACGGGTCCACGTGTCGATGTCCGCGTCCGGGGTCAGCTGCGTGCCGAGTCCGTGCCACGGGGTCTCGCCAACGAACGCGATTGCGGGGAAGCCCTTTGAGTCGTCGATCATGTGTGCCATGGTGTTCTCCTAGGTTGGGTTGGGTGATCGACCGATTGGCCAATCCCGCGCCCCGGCACGCCGGGGCGGAGGCTGGGTCATTCGTGCGGGGAGGCCCAGACGTGTAGGCCGTCGACGACGTAGTGGTCGAGGCCCTGCGGATCGACCAGCGGCGTGTAGTGGTTGTCGGTGGCGCGGAGCCAGCCGATGCAGGCGGCGTGCGCGCCGTCGAGGGCGTCGACGACGAAGCGGGCCGGGTTGCGGGTGGCGCGGAACACGGTGACGGAGTAGCGGTTCATGTTAGCGCCCCTCGATCCAGATGCGGGTGCCCGGGATCTTGTACGACACTTCGTGGTCGCGGTTGCGGCAGATCGCCAGCGACAGCGTCGCGACGTCCTCGAGGCTGCGCGGCGAGAGTTCGAAATTCGTCCAGCGGCGGAATCCGTCCTTCGCCAGCTCGACGGCTTCGTCCGGGCTCGAGGCGATACCAAGGTTGACGGGGACGACGTCGCCGTCGTCGGTCTGTTCCAGCAGCGTGATGATCAGGGTGGTTGCCATGGTGTGGTCTCCGTTGGGGTTTGGGCTTACGACACCTCTATTGTAACCGGACGCGGTTAGCGTGTCAATAACCGCTCGTCGGACGGGCCACACCACAGGCGGTCAGTGCGCGGCCGGCTCGCGCTCCGCCCGCAGACACTCGAGCAGCCATAGGTACAGGATTGCGTCGAGGATGCGACCCCGGATCGGCTCGGACGGCCGGTACGTCGCATCGGCGCGCCGGCGCACGTACGAGTCGATCGCGTCGAGATGCTTGGACAGATGGACGAGTGCGATCGTCTCCGGCGTCGTGCCCAGCCGCTCGGCCAGCCGCTTGAAGTTCGCCAGCTGGTCGTCGCTGTTGCTGTAGTCCTCGCCCTTCGAGGCGGTGAGCTTGGTCAGTTCGAGCTGAAGCTCGGCCAGCGAGGCGCGGAACGCGGCCTTATTCATGGTAACGGCCTCTGCTTGGTGTTGGGATATGGCGCGTCGTCGACGAACCGGGTCTGCCAGCCGAGGGGGAACCGCTTGGTCGCGTCGACCATGACCCACAGGTGGTACTGATTTGCGGAGTCGACGAGCCGACTCTCGGCCGGGAACAGCTCCATGCCCTCGTGCTCCGGGCCGACCAATTCGTTCTTGATCCGCTGCAGGTGGCGCCAGTCGCGGATGATCTTCTTGTCACGCCGCTTGATCGACAGGTGCCACATCTCCGGCCAGCCACTGGCGGGCTGCGCCGGGACGAGTTGCATGTTGACCTGATAGATGTCGTTGACGAAGATCATGTCGCGCAGCAGGTGGGCCACGGTCGCCTCGGCGTCCTCGTGAGACATTCCGTCGCGGATGTAGCGCCAGACATCGAACGCCTCCGGCGATAGCGCACTCTGCACGAACGGGGTCATGACGCCTTCCCCTTCTTCTTGCGCCGCTCGAAGGCGGCCCGCTCGAGCGCCGCGCGCCGGAACACGTCCGCGGCGAACACGGTCTCCTCGCTGCGCGTGCCGAGCAGCCGGAGCCCGATCACGCCGTCCGGGTAGACGATCACGATCACGGGCCGGTACTTGCCGCTCGACCAGACGCGGCCCCGGGTGACGCGCCGGGTGCGCGAGCCGGGCTCGCCCCACTTGGGGCGGGCCGGCTTGGCGGACGCGGCGGTCACGGCATGCACCGCTGGTCGAAGCGGTCGCAGGCGTCGTTGATCACGAGCATCTCGGCGTTGGTCAGGAACACGCCGGCACCGTCGACGGTCGCGGATTCGAACGTGAACTCGCCCTCCGGGCGCCAGCGCTTGCACACGAACTCAATCGTGCGCGTGCCGCGGGTGTATTGGCCGAAATAGCGGCGGTCGCCGTTCTCGAAGTTGTGGCGTTCGCTGACGGTGATCATACGCGCCCCGCACGAACGAGGGCGAGAAGGCGTTCGTCCTTGACGACGCGGCCGCCTTGAATTAGGATGAACTCGCCGTTGGCGTCGTCCGTGTACAGCTCGAGCGTGTCGACCGGGCCGTTGAAGCCCTTGGACCGGATCGCGATGTAGCGCACGAACGTGAAGTTGACGCCGGTTTGGGTTGTCTTCATCGAAGGATCTCCGTTTCGTGGTGGTTTGGGCTTTACTACACCTCTATTAAACCACAGGCGGTTATGGGACACAATGACCGTCCGTCGGCTCTCCAACACCGCAGACGGTTAGAACAGCCACAGCTCCCCGTCCGGCAGACCCCCCGGCCCGGACAGGGCGGAGTTGAACAGCTCGGAACCGTGGGTGATCCAGTCGTACGCCGGCCAGACAGTGCGGACGTGCATTACGTGGGCGACCAGTGCGTCGAACAACAGCCGGCGGACCGACTGGGCGTGCGCGCCGCGGCCGTGCCGGTCCATGTGCACGATAGCCTCGGTCAGATCGCACACCTTGAGCGCCGCCCGGGGCAGACCGCCGTCGAAGGTATTCGCCCACAGATCGATCGCCGCGAACTGCTTAGAGACGTCGTAGCCGAGCGTGTCGCCGTCGAACTTGAGCAACTTCTTGCTCGGCGTCGGCAGGTCGCCGGTGATGGCCTCGGTAATGTCGTGCGTCAGCAGGTACTCGGTCCACAGGTCGAACGGCAGCGTGAAGTCCATCCGCTTGTAGAAGTCCCAGCCGATGATCGTCACCGCCCACAGGTGCTCGGCGACCGTCTGTTCCCGGTCGGTGTGCACGATGTGCCAGCGCTTGGTGACTTGGTTCCGCAGCCGCTCGTGCAGCGTCATCTCGCGTGCTTCACTCAACATGACTCATAACTCCTGTCTTGGAGCGAGCCCACTGGCGCTCGCGGTTGATCTTGATCTTCTCCAGCACGGCCGAGCCGAGGTCTCGGATGCCGTACATCGCGGCGAGGTCGACGATCAGCACGATCAGGTCCGCCCACTCGAGCCGGTTGTAGGGGTCGGTCACGACCTCGCCCACCTCCTCGAATAGCTTCATGAACGCGATCTCCGGTCGCCTGCCCGGGAATACCTCGTCCGCCCACGCC